GTTGTATATGTTGTATATTCACAACTTAAGGTTAACTAGATAGGAAAACCCATGACCACTGAACTCAGCGCACTAAAAGAGGCTATAGCGTTAGCCGGAAGCCAGTCTGAGCTAGCAAGAAGAATCTCTAAATTGACTTGTACCAATGTTAAGCAGCAACAGGTTTGGAACTGGGTAAACCGTTCTCAGAAAACACCATCGAAACACGTGATCGCCATCGAGTCAGTGACGGGTGTTTCAAGGAGCAAGCTGAGACCAGACCTCTACCCAAGCTAGGGTAACTGTTTTTTAGATTATTAAGCACCACAGAAGAGAGGTAGTAACCGTGGATCAGAAAAACTGGAAAGTTGAAAAGCAGTCTGAGGAATACATCAAGGCAGTAAAGAGAACCATTACGGAATTACCAGGGGGGTATTCAGAAGCTGCAGATTGGTTGGGAATAACAGAAAACTCTCTTTTCAATAGGCTACGTGTAAACGGTGATCAGACGTTCCCGATAGCTTGGGCAAAGGTTCTACAGAAAGCTGGTGGAACTACATATGTGATCGACGCACTGGCTAAAAGCTGTGGTGGAACATTCGTACCTTTCCCAGAGAACGATAATTTGGGTGCTACAGATATTCACCAAAAGCTATTAGAGGTTTATGAAGATGTCAGTAGTTATTCGAGATTAGTAACTGAAGCAACAGAGGATGGTGAAGTAGATCAACTGGAGCTTGAGCAACTAGAAATGGGGTTGTACAAATCGACCGTAACAATGCAACAGCATCTGTGCTTGGTGATTAAGACATTTTGTAATCCAGAAAAGGTGAACGCCCCAAGTTGCAGCTCAGGGCGTTCGATTGCGACCAAATCAATTTGTGTGGAGAGTTAATCGCATGAGCATTGTAACAGAAGAAAGGAAATTACCACAACTTCGCGTATTACCGCTGAGCGGCGGTCAATCACCTGCTCTCTACTGCTATGTAGTAATGGTACACGGAGAATGGGTACCGGTTAACCACAGCTTTGCTGAATGGCTTGTGGGTGACGTAGCACTGACGTCTAAGGAGGCTTCTCATGGAAGCAGAACACATTAAACCTTGGGTCGCTCGCTATAAAGACAGCAACGGCATTGAAGTAGAAACCGTTGGCGTCGATGTCACCAACAACCGAGTTATTTACCGTCGACCAGGCTACGCAAATGAGTGCGTATGCCCGAGACGTGATTGGTCTAAGAAGTTCAGGAAGGTAGAGTCATGAGTGTCAAATTAAGTTCTTACGTTTGGGATGGTTGCGCATCAGCAGGTATGAAGCTGACGAGTGTTGCGATCATGGCTCGCCTTGCTGACTTCAGTAACGATGAAGGTGTTTGCTGGCCTAGCACTGAAACTATAGCTCGTCAGCTAGGTGCTGGTGAATCGACGATTCGTTCAGCTATTGGCAAATTAGAGCAAGAGGGCTGGCTGACAAGACAACAGCGCCGTTCTGGTAATCGTAACGCATCAAATATCTACCGTTTAAACGTCGCGAAGCTACGTAAAGCTGCTTTATCTCATGAGTCAGATTCTGACCCCTCAAAATCTGACGCATCAAAATTCGACGGGTCAAAATCTGATGCGTCGGAATCGAGCAAAAAACAGGAGTTTCACCCGCCAGAATCTGGGGGGGATCCGTCAGTAACTTCAAAACAAGAACCATCAGTAAAATCAAAACCCTTTTGTCAGGTTGCTGGGCAACCCGACCCAGAGGTGATTTTTACCGAACAGGCTCGTGATGTGTTAACTCACTTGAATCAAACCACGGGATCACGCTTCACAACGAATAAAACCTCACTGGAGCATATCCGCGCTCGGCTTCGTGAAGACTTCACCGTTGCGGAATTAAACCTCGTTATCGACTACAAGACCGAGGAATGGCGAGGAACTGAGCAAGAGCAATACATTCGGCCCAAGACGCTTTTCATCCCAACAAACTTTGCAGGATACCTGCAGAGAGCGGGCAATTGGGACAAAGCAGGTAGGCCACAACGAATCAACGGCCGCTGGTCCAAGCCGGGAGAGCGAGTTATCACCGAGATTGATACTCCAGACCAATCCACACCAGCTGGTTTCAGGGGGGCGTGATGGACAGAAAAGCCGAGATACTGAAAATTTTAAGCCCTGACAAGCCGCTAACTGCGATTGAAATTAGCGAAAAGACGGGGATCGGACGCAGAGAAGTCAGCAAGTTTATTAGCGATTTGGTTGAGAGCGGCGAAGCAAAAATTTACTCCGGGAGATGGGCATTTTTGCTAGGTGAAAATTTAGCACTGAGTAACCCAGAGTTTTACAAACACGCGCAAGCCGCTGAGAAGTACGAAAACTCTGGTCGGTACCGTACCGCGCAAACAGCATGGCAAGCAGCGTTCGATAGCACTAGTGAGGTTCATCTTCGTACCAAGGCGGTTAAACACATTCAGAACTGCGAGAGCAAGGTAAAGCGGGTGTGTTACGAGAGCATGGGCGAGATGGCGGGCCGAATGGCACTGAACGATATCTCTAGTTGCTTAGGTTCTGGGCCAGGTCAATTTTAAGGAATAACACGTGACGCTTAAATCTACTACTGAGGCTGACGATAAGGACTGCTGGCAAACCCCAGTGTGGCTATTCGACGCTTTAGATATTGAGTTTGGTTTCTGGTTGGACGTGGCAGCAAGTACGCATAACGCGCTGTGCCCACAATTTTTTACCGAAGAAGCCAACGCACTGGAACGTGACTGGGAAAGCCATGGTGCAATTTGGTGTAACCCGCCGTACAGCAAAATCCTGCCATGGATTGAGAAAGCCGCTGAGCAATCACGCAAGCAACACAAAGCGGTAGTCCTCTTGGTACCAGAAGATATGTCAGTGGGCTGGTTCAGTAAGGCCCTCGATACGGTGGACGAGGTAAGGGTTATCACCGATGGTCGAGTCAATTTCGTTCACGCGGGTACCGGGAAAGAGAAGAAGGGCAATAGTAAGGGTTCAATGCTATTGATCTGGCGCCCATTCACTAATCCACGACGACTGATCACCACTGTATCGAAATACTCGCTAGAGCAGATCGGTAAGACCGTGAGAGCTGGTGAAATTCTTGGGGGCGGGCAATGACAGCTTACTACAACGAGTTCGACCCTAAAGCAGCAGCCTGGCTAAGAGAATTAATTAAACAAGGACACATCGCTGACGGTGTAGTCGACGATAGGAGTATTACCGATGTTAAACCAGAAGACCTCGCAGGATTCACTCAATGTCACTTCTTCGCTGGCATCGGCGGTTGGTCATACGCACTACGTCTTGCAGGAATCCCCGACGATTTCCCGTGCTGGACAGGAAGCCCGCCATGTCAACCATTCAGCGTCGCGGGAAAGCAGCTCGGGCAACTTGATGAAAGACATCTCGCGCCAACCTTTATGCGCCTCGTTGACGAGTGCAAGCCTGCAATCCTCTTTGGCGAGCAAGTTAGCGCAGCGATTGGAAAACACTGGCTCGACGATTTATTCACTGAGTTGGAAAGACAAAGTTACGCCTGCGGGTCGGCCGTATTGCCAGCGTGCAGCGTCGGTGCCCCGCACAAAAGGGACCGACTTTTCTTCGGTGCCGTTAATAGATTGGCCAACTCCTGCCGTGAGCGCGATCACCAACGGAGTGAATATCCAGCATTGCAAGGACGGTCGAAAAAAGCCAAACAAGATCGGATGGGCTGCGGCGCTATGCGCGTGGCCGACACCAACGGCAAACGACCACAAGGGGAGTGGGCCAACAGTAATCCGAAAAGACGGAAAGGACCGGACATTCGACAGGTTGGACTATGCGACGGAGCAGGGGATTTCTCAAGCTCCCTGGCCAACACCAACTACGATCGACAATCCACAGGTGAAGGGGGAAGGGAAGGCTTTCGGGACGAGCAGGGGGACAACGCTGGGCGGAGCGGTTCGCATGGCTTCTGGTCAAATCCTGACTGGCTCGGATGCAGAGATGGAAGGTTCAGGCCAGTTGAACCCGGCACATTCCCGCTGGCTAATGGGATTCCCGCCAGAGTGGGACGATTGCGCGGTTACGGCAATGCCATAGTTCCACAGGTTGCCGCCGAGTTTATAGGTGCTTTCATGGAGTCTATCAAATGAGATTGGTTTTACCATTCCCACCGACGGTAAACACCTACTGGCGTTTTACTAAAACGGGAGTATTAATTAGCGCCTCTGGGCGCATATTCCGAGCGAACGCTATTGCGGCTGTTGTTGAGCAGTTAAAGCGGATACCTAAGCCAATTACCGGACCGGTTCAAATCACATTGAAGTTGAGCCCTCCTGATAAGCGCCGCCGCGATTTGGATAACTACCTAAAAGCGATCTTCGACAGCCTGACTCACGCAGGAGTATGGGAGGACGACAGCCAAATTAAGAAGATGGATGTTGAGTGGGGACCTGTAGTAAAGGGCGGTGAGTCATCAATTATTATTCCTCATGATGAAAGGC